TATAAAAACATGGTGGTCGTCGCACACGGTTTCAGTGACGAGGTTCTGACACAGCTGGCTTTTAACTTTGCAAATCCGTTGACAATTAACATCGTGCCCATGATTACGCCCATGGCCGGGTTTTTGAACTCTCAGTTGCATTTTTTGCACGACCTGTCAGCGTTTACTGGCGCTGCGGTGTTTGGCATGAGCAATCAAGTCGCGGATGCCACCATTGACCACTTAGGCAAAAACGCGGAATCCTTTGAGTCCTATCGGTTCCGCAGTACGGTTATCGCCCACCCCAACGCCGACGACATCGAACTCAGGGTTTCCGACCTAAAAACACAGAAACAAAACGCGGAAAGCGCGCTTGAGCGGTCTTGGTTAGAGGAAAGACTAGGTAAGCTTACCTCTGGTATTGCCAAGCTAACGATTTACGGCGCCAGCGGCGGCGAGCTAAAAGAGGCCCACGACAGATGCGAAGACGCGGTATGCGCGGTTAGGGCCGCGATTTCCAAGGGCGCGTTACCCGGCGGCTGTCGTATCGCGATCGATCTCGCGCAAATCTGCGCCGGTCTTAACAACCGTATTGCCGAAGACGTGCTTATTCCCGCACTTATGTCGCTTCCCGCCCGCCTCTTGGACAACGCAGGGCATAACAGCGAAGAAATCGAATCCGTTGTCGACACCCTGTTGGCATCCACGGATTCCGTGTATGACGTGGAAAACCAGAAATTCGGACGCGCCGAGGACCTCGGCATCTTCGACGCACTTCCGGCCGTAGAAGAGGCAATCAAAAACGCCATTGGCATCGCTGGCGTCATGGGGACTATGGGTGGAATCGTTGCCTACCCCAGAGACGAGCAGTTTGAACGCAGCGAAGCCAGCGCTGATCGCGAGTTCGAGCGGGCGGTCAATGACCCCCACAGCTTTAAAAACGAAGCCAACGAAAGGCCTTGATGAGCGATTCCACGCAAAAAGACGCCGAGTACGCGGTTAAAAAAGCCGGGTTTTTGCGCAAATGCGAGTCCGCGGAGGAGCTTCGCAATTGGGTCTTTCTTTACCTAGGTGTGTATTTGCCTTCCGGACACATCGACGCCGACAGTAATAGCAGCCCCGTAGACGCCATGTGGGAGATCTACGACGCGGTTAAAAACAACCGCGGCGAGCACACGCCGGGATACATAATGCTTTCCAGCAGAGACAGCTATAAAACACTGTCGGCGTCGATTCTGGAAGTCATGATTTTGTTGCATTTCCAGCTCAGCATCGCTCATATGGCGGCGATTCTTGCGCAATCCAACAAAGCCGTAAGCTACATTCAAACCTTTTTTACCCGCCTGGAGCCATACATCAGGGATGCCGGATGGGTGAAAACCAGTGATAGTAAGACGAAAATACAATTTAGCACGCCAGAGGGTAACTCCCCCTATATTACCGTGGTCATTTGTACGCTAGCCGGAGCCAACAGCGAGCACGTTCCCGTGATGTTTATCGACGAAATTGACGTCATTGCTAATCCCAAGGCCTACGAAGAAGCGAAGATGATCCCGACCACGGAACGCGGCCAGCATCCGATTACGGTTAAACTAAGTACGAGAAAGTTTGCTTTTGGACTAATGAGCGCGGAATTAGAGGCTATTGACGAGACCGGAGAAAAACTGGAGCGCTGGAACATCATGGATATCACGGAAAGATGTCCGCCGAGTCGCCACAAGCCCAGCGAAGACGGCTCTATGATTCCCCGATACGTGCGAAAGGCAAAACTGCCTCTGGGCAACATAAGTCCGGAAGACCATGCGAAGCTAACGGCTACCGAACAAGAAAACTGGGAGCGTCTGGATTTACATCCGGGCTGCCTTACGTGCCCGCTAGCTTCGGTGTGCGGCGGCAAGCTCGCCGAGCGCCCGGAAACCGATCGCGGCGGTCTATTTAAGCCTATATCGTCGACAATCAACGCCTTTAAACGACTGGCCAAAAACCCCGACATGGCTGCGGCTCAGTTAATGTGTTTGCGTCCGTCAACTAAGGGCCTGGTCTATCCGAGATACGAGGACGTCGAGGGCTCGGGAAACCTAGTTTCAGTGGCAAACGCCTATGAAATGGTTACCGGCGAAACCATGACGCCAAGCGGTGACCCCGATGGCGACTTTCAAATCCTCGTCGATGCCATCAAAAGACTGGGAATTCCTACATTTGGCGGCGTAGACTGGGGATTCACGCATGCGTCTACGATTGTAGTCGTAGCAGTGCTGCCCAGTGGGCATTCGTTGCTATTGGACAATTTCGCACAAACCGAACTCGAAACCCATGACTTCTTAGAAATAGTCAAGCAATGGGATCTCAGATACCAGTGCCGGTCGTGGTTCTGCGACCAGGCTAACCCGTCGGCGATAAAAACACTAAAAAAAGCAGGCCTTAAATGCCCGGATTTCACCAAAGACGTCATGGGCGGCATTGATGCCCTGCGGGGCCAGGTTGTGACCACAATGGGTGTTCGAAAGTTTCTTATTGTAAACACTAGGACCAACGGCTACGTAAGGCAGGGTTTTAAAATCCACCATTTCAAACTCGACGCCGCGGGAAACCCGACAACAAACCCCGACGACGAGGATTACGCCGACGTCATGGACGCCCTGCGTTATTTGGCGCAAAACGTATACGGTAAAAAACAAAAATCTTTAGTAATTACATCAACATACGCGTCAGAATTAGACGAAAACCGACCAAAAACCAACGAAGAGTTGATGAAAAACGAAGTCAGGTCCAGAGTTTTGGAGGACCAGCCTAAGAAAAACGATGATATAGAGACAAAGAAGAAGAAGATTTTTTGGTAAACCAGACACGCCGTCAATCTTTGTTATAGGCCAACACCAATAGGTTCGCGAACTTGCGAGGCAAAATGAGCAAATTAAATATCCTTGTGCATTTAAATAGTTACCTAGACGCCAAGCCTAGCAACAGTCCTTCTTTGAATTCTTTTCGGTGGACGCGAGAAGTACAAGGTCAAGACGTCGGTAAGTCGCAAAGCCTGGAGTTTTGCCTGGCCCCAGGTGAATCCCGACAGCTCTTCGACGGCCTCCGCGCGCTCAGCCATGACAACACTACTGAATACTCGATTTCTAGTAAACCCGGATCTCCGTCGGTTTACGTTTTGGCCCACGAAAGCGGAGCCCAGCCCGAATTTAGGGCTCCTAGAACCACCGGTGCCGACGCCACCACTGTTGCCGAATTGACGAAAAACGGATCCGTTCTTACGCTTACCTCGAATGCAGGCACGGGCTTTGATTTCCTAGTTGGGGGCGTTCAGGTCGGCGATCAAGTAAGGCTTACGGCACCGTTTGCAGCCACTAACCGCGGCGTGTTTCGCGTACTTGCGGTTTCGGCGTCGGCACTAAGTTTCGAGCACGCCAACGGCGTCGCTGAGGGCGCGGTAGCCCTGGGGTCTGGGTTTGCAGAGGTCTTGCAAGTTTTCGGCGCCGCTGGCGTGCAAATCGGCGACACTTTGGTAATTTCTTCCGGATTTAGTCCCGCCAGCTACGGCAGATATGAAATCACGGCGGTTGGCGCCGATTTTGTAGAATTTTTTACCACAAAATCGCTGCCCGCGGAAACCGCGGTAACCGACGACATCAACATCTATTCGCAGGCCCGCAGACTCGTTTACCTGGAAACCAACCGCAGCGTTGGCGTCCAAATCAACGGCGCTTCCGTGGGCGCGGTAAACCCGATTGTGGAGGGCGACTCCTCGCAACCCGGCGTTATGTTAAAAAACACCGTGGCATGGGAGATGACGGTAACGAATTCCGGTCTTGAGATGGCGAACCTGTATTTCGCTTCCGTGGAGTAACAGATGTCTGACAAGAAAAAAACCACGGTTTTTATAGCGAGCGCGGAAATCAGTGAAGATAAAATGGACGCCTATGGTCTGGCTAAGGGTGATTCACCATACGAGTACGTGCTAAAGGCGGCCTCAGGAAGTGCCAAAAAATCACCGCCTCGCATCGCTTTCACCGAAGACCCCGTGTCGTCGGAAAACTGGGCCGGCGTATACAAAAGCAAGCGTAGGCTGATTCCCGACAGCGTTCTTAAGCACATCAGAATCCAAAACCATCTCATTGCCAGCATTTTGCGTGCCCGTGGCAATACGATGTCCATGTTTGGACACATCAAGGCCGACCGGTTTGACATCGGCATCGATGTTTCGATTAAAAAAGAATTTGAGCCGCACATCAGGCCCGATCAGATCGAGCGCATTAATCAAAGAATAGATGGCTTCAAAAAAATTCTTCTCAACTGCGGTCACGAATCCGGACTCAAGCAGTCGGAAAAAATGGGGCTCGCTACGTATTTCTACATCCAGGCGCAAAACGGACTCACGTTTGGCAGGCACGCAACGGAAATCGTTTACAAGGAAAACCCTTTGCGCGGCGGAGAAAAACGGTTTGACCGATTTAGGCCCGTAGACGCGGGCACGATTTACTTGCCGGTGAGACGCGGGGAAAGCGCGGACGCCGTCAGGCAATCGGGGATTAAGCTGCTAAGGGATCAAAAAAATAATATTCAAATCGAAATAGAAAAGCTGGAAGGCGACGAATACGCCTACGTACAGGCCATCGATAACGTGCCTAGGATGGCGTTTACCTCCGACGAAATGATCGTCCATCACCTCTTTCCCTCCACGGACGTCGAGCTTCAGGGCTACGCGCCTACGCCTATCGACACCTGCATTACGGCCGTAACCACGCATCTCAGTATCGACGCCTATAACAGGCTGTATTTCCAGAACGGCCGCGCGGCAAAGGGCATATTGGTTGTAAACAGCGAAGAGATCGATCAAACGACGTTAAACGGCATCAAACAAGAGTTTATGGCGTCGATTAACAACGTCAGCAACAGTTTTAGAACGCCTATTTTAGGCGTGGGCAACGAAGACAGGGTAAGCTGGCTTCCCGTAACCAGCAGCGCCGGAGACGGCGAATTCGCGTTTTTGTACGAAAACGTAAGCCGGACTATTATGTCCGCGTTTAACATCAGCCCAGATGAGCTTCCCGGCCTCTCGCATCTCAGCAGGGGTACGGCGCAGCAATCGCTAAGCGAGTCCAGCAATCAATACAAGCTTACCGCGCAGCGCGACACCGGACTCAGGCCTCTGATCTTAAGTTTTCAATCGTTTTTAAACAACGACCTTTTTAAGGTCATTGACCCCGAACTCGCACAGCTCTGTGAAATTACGATATCCGGCCTCGACGCCGAAAGCCGGGAACAGGAAAGCGTGCGTTTGCAGCAGGACAGCGCGCTACACATGTCCTACGACGAGGTTTTAAGGGACGTAGACAAGGAAATCGTCGGCGATCTCATGGGCGGCGGCGTGCCCATGAACGAGCGCTACCAGCTTACCGCCGACAAATACGTACCCGTAGGTGCTTTCAAGGACCATTTTTTCAAAGACGGCGGCGCAAGTGTGGTGGACCCATTGCTGGCCTACCCCAGGGACGCGTTTTGGTTTCAAAACATAAGTATCGCCATGCAATCGGCGCCGGAATCCGTTGCCGCGCTTTACGCGCCGCGACCCCACAGCCTAGACGTTTTAAAGATGCTGGCCCAAGACATGTTGGATGAGGACGAAAACTGATATGAAAAAAGGCGTTGATTACAAAGAAAAGTATATGCAGTTGAGAGCGCGTTATTTGCAAGCCATTGACGTCGCCTTTAGGTCGGGATATCAACAGGGCATGGAAAAGGCACAAATCCAGGCCGCCGCCCAGCAGCTGCAGCAATCCCAGCAACAAGCGGCTCAAGCTCAGGCTCAGCCTCAACAGGTCGACGAACAGCCGAGCCAAGGCGTTAGCGAATCCCAGGCTTCCGAACTCGACGCCTACATCGACGCCTTGGAAGCCGAGCTTCAAAAATCGGAATCCGAAAACGGCCTCGGCGCGCTTCGCGGCCTTCGCGAACTAGTGTCTGGGCTTAAAAAGTCTAAAATAGACATCAGCGCGCTTAGGTTAAATGAAACCGCGGCTAAAAATATGTCCGCCGAAGACAAGTCGGCGTCAAGTCGCCAACAAAAGCTTGTTGAGTCTTTCCTTGATAAGTGGGAAAAAGAGGCCAGGAAAACCGCGGGATCGGTGGCAGAAGTCGTAGGCACGTCTTTGGCGTCGAAAGACTAGCTATGACCGGACTATCGTCGGCGGCTAAAAAAGCGATATCCGCTGCCGTGGATCAGCTCTTTGATCGAATGGCGGCAAAGCTTGTCGGCGCCACGCCAAGGCTTAGGGGCAAAAAAACCCTTACCATAGGTACCACCGACTCCAACACGCTCGCGCATTTGTTTGTTTCCGCGCTTGGTAACAGAGAGCCGCTGCCCAAAGAGGCCGGGGTGCTTAAGGCAATTATTGAAACCGCGGAGTCCTACATAGACGCGCTGCGCACGCAAACCAAGGCCAGAGTCCTGTCTGGGCTCGACGCCTACGTCGCGGAACGGCGATCGAAGAAAATTCCTATTTCCGACACCGACGTAAAAACACGATTACTGGACGAACTAAGGCGGGCGGGAAACGGTTTTCACAAAATCGCCGAGGCCGAGTCTAGTAAAGCTCGAAACATGGGGCGCGCGGCTACGATTTCCAGAGTTGCTG